GCAACCAAGGCCAGCATCGATGAGCTTGAAGCGCTGGAGGGACGGATAGCCGAGCGTGAAGCAAACGGCGAACCGCCATCGGAAACCATACTCTGGATGCGACAGCGGATCATAGATAACATCGAAGAGTTAGGACGTAACCTTAAGAAGTTCAGCATCGAGGGGGCAACGATTACAGCCGATGGACAGCTACAAAGTGCCATACTTGCTAATGAGGCAACGCCAGGCCTTGTGGAAGCGGCAGCGGGTCGCAAGCCCGCCGGGGTTACCCTTGGTACTAGCTGGACAAGTCTACCTGACGAAGCCTTGCAGGCCTTTGTCGGGTTCGCAGGCGATGGTAGCCCTCTGGCTGTCCTATTCGATGCCATCCCACAAGTAACAACCGATGCGATGCAGATGGCTTTGGTACAAGGCATCAGCCTTGGTGAAGGCCCGCGCACGGTTGCACGGCGGGTACGCAAGGCGGCTGACATCGGTAGGCAACGAGCCGAGACAATAGCACGTACCGAGATGATACGCGCAAGCCGGGAAGCACAGCGGCAACTGTATACGGAGAATGGCGCAGTGACCGGATACCGCCGACAGGCTACGCAGGATGCGCGGGTATGCCTTGCTTGCTTGGCATTGTCCGGCACCCTGCAAGCCACAGACACCATCATGCCAAGCCATCCGAACTGCCGGTGCGTGATGATACCGGAGACGCTTTCATGGGCAGAGATAACCGGGGATAGTAGCATCCCGGATACCCGGCCCAAGGTAGCCACGCCTGAAAGCATTCTTGCTGGTCTCAACGATAGCGAGATAGAAGAAATCATGGGTGAAGGCCGCTACCGGTTATGGAAGGAAGGCAAGCCGCTTTCTGACTTTGTACGGGTCAAGGAAAACAGCGACTGGGGGCCGACTACCAGCATCATCCCGCTGAAGGAGTTCGGTATCACGGTACGGCGGCCACGCACTCCAATGGAGTGGGAACGTGAGATTGCTAACCGACAGATGGATCAATAGGGTATGTGGGATAGTGAAGCCATGGACTTGCTGACATCTACCGTAGACGGTATCAAGAGCGACCGGCTGGGCTACGTCAAGGGCTACCTGGTTCGCTTTGGTGATACCAAGACCGCCGACCTTGAAGGTGACTTTTTCACCGCTTCAACTGACTACGGTTTCCCGGTTGCCAAGGGTCAGCGCGTACCGCTCAACGTCTACTACCATCACGGTATGGATGCCGCTGTAGGCAAGAAGTCTATCGGTACAGGCTACATCAAGATGGACGATGTCGGGCTATGGTACGAAGCGCAACTAGACATGGCCGACGAATATGGCTCGATGATCGCGAAGCTCTGCAAGCAAGGCAAGATGGGCTTTTCATCTGGCGCCGCTGGTCATCTGGTAGAGCGCAAGAGCATGGGCGGTGCAGCTGAGATAACCCGCTGGCCTATCGCTGAGGCAAGCATCACACCCACACCAGCCGAGTATCGTAACAGCGTCAAAAGCCTAAAGGAGTACTACGGCATGGAGCCTATGATGGATATGGAAGAAGAGATGGTTATGGCTCCAATGCCTGAACAGTCCCCGGAAGAGTATGCCGTGTCGGTCTTTGATGAGTCCGAAGGTGACCTAATCCACGAAGGATTGGAAGCCTACTACGATGCGCTCTGTGGAGCCATCGAAGCCGTATCAGATCAAAGCATGGCGGATGCCATCATAGATGAATTTGCTCGACGTGCCAAAGGGCTATATGCCATGCACGGCATGAAGAGCGTACAACCCGCTAGCCTGCGGGGTGTTGAACGTCGACTGCGGGATGCAGTCGGTTTGTCACGGTCAAGCGCTAAGCGCTTGGCTCCCGTAGTCTGGGATTCTCTGCGGGATGCAGACCAGCCGGAAGAGCAACCGTCCATCGTAGTCCAGGAAGCGAAAGCCTCCACCGATCATGAGCGAGCCGACATACTGGCCCGCTTGGAGTTGCTAACACAACTATGAATCTAACACAATTGCAGAATCAGAAAGATTCTGTGCTTGCTACCGCGCGGGAGCTTGCTTCCGGTAACGGTGACCTTGCACAGGTCAAGAGCCTTATGGCAGAAGCCAAGGGCATCGAAGAGCGTATTGAGACCATCAAGGCACTCGGACAAGGTCACCCTGTTGCAACCGAAGTTGCAGCTGAGCAACCTTGGAAGTCCGGCGGTATTGGACGCAATCCATTCGTTGGTACCCGTGACGAAGCAAACTTCAAGGCTTACGCTTGGGGTCAATGGGGACGCTCTATCATGGGCAACCGCAAGGCTGCTGACTGGGTCAAGAACAACCTGAAGGCACAGAGCGAAGGCACAACAACCGCTGGTGGCTATGTTGTTCCAGATCCACTGTCTTCCGACCTTATCTATCTGCGTGAGCAGTTCGGTGTTGCTCGCCAGAACTGCCGCATCTACCCGATGTCCAGCGATGTCTTGAACGTCCCTAACGCCACGGCATCCACCACGGTCTACTACCCTGGAGAGAATACGGCTATCACGGCATCCGACCTGACATTTGCACAGGTCAACTTGGTTGCCAAGAAACCATCTGTCCTTACTCAGGTATCCAAGGAACTGGCTGAAGACTCGATCATTGACTTTGGCGCAACACTTGCCCGTGACATGGCATACGTCCTTGCTAAGGAAGAAGACCGCGTTGTTTTCAACAATGCAGTGGACTCCACGTCTGGTCTTGATGGCATCCTTTATGCTGTCTACAACCTGAACGCAACCAAGGCTAACATCGCATCGCTTCAGGTCTTCACAACCGGTCAGACCATCACCTACAGCCCGACACTTGCTAACCTCAAGGGTATGGTTGCCAAGCTCCCAACATATGCCGCTAACGCAAAGTGGTTCATGCATCGCGAGATCTGGTACAACGCCATTGCTCCTTTGCTTGATGCACTCGGTGGGAACTCCATCATGGACATCCAAAATGCGTATGGCCCTACACCTATGCTTTACGGGTATCCAGTCGTTTTCGTGCAGAACATGGCTAAAACCTTGGCAGCGACCACGCCTTACATCCTGCTTGGTGACCTGAGCATGGGTACAGCGTTCGGTGATCGTCGTACGGTTACGATTGAAGTTTCCGACCAGTATTACTTCAATCAAGACGCGCTCGCGTTCAAAGCCACAGAGCGGTTCGCATTCTCGGCTTTCGACATCGGCAACGTCAACGCCACGGCATCCAGCCGTGTCCCTGGCTCGCTTATCGTTGGAGCATCCGCAGCTACATAAGCCTAGCGGTTCTTATCTCAAGCCCTCGGCAGACGTGCCGGGGGCTTTCTTTATATGTGGGATAGTGGAGCATGATGACACGAGCCGAAGCGATAGCGCAGGTATCACTTTTTGTGGATGCCCAGTCCTATCCGCAGATGTCCACCACCGACATAGGAAGCATCCTAGATTCTTTCTCCCGGTTCACCACTTGGACGGCATCTACCACTTATGCTGTCGGTGACCGTGTAGTCCCTACAACGCCCAACGGCAGGGTTTATGAGTGCCGCGTAGCCGGTACGTCAGGCACGACACAACCTGATTATCCGGTTTATTCTCCTTACCAAGTCAAGGGCTTTACGCTGGAAGATGGCACAGGTGACCCAACCTTGATGTGGGTAGACCAAGGCCCGATCAATGTGGAAAGATACGATGTCAGGACAGCCACCCGCCAGGGTTGGCTTATCAAAGCCTCACGGTGTGCAAGCGACATCGATGCTAAAGAAGGCACAAGCGATGTCAAGCTTAGCCAACTCAAAGCACACTGCCTAAGCATGGCAGAGCGATACCGACCGTTGGTGTTCGCATGAGTCCTATCCTACGCGCAACCATCAGCGCTGGCATGGTACGCAATCTCTGCCAAGACCGGGTAGAGATTCACCGCTTCACCTTGACCGAAGATGGCAGGGGCGGTGCTACTGAGACATGGCGCAAGGTTGCCGAGTACAACGCCAGGCTAACCAACCAATCAGACACAGAATCAATCGTAGGCGGTGGCATCCAGTCATCGGCACAGTGGACGCTGATAGTTGCTGTCGGTGCTGATGTCATGCCGCAGGACAGGGTTTACCGGGTGGGTGATGATGCCAAGTATTACGATGTGATCGGGTCAGACTTTGGACAGACAGAATTACTTGTACAGCACGTAGGGCTGGTGGAGCGTACATCATGACAGCATCGGAATGGACTACGATAGGCATCAGCGTTTCAGGTGCTGTTATCTCGTTACTGGTCTACATCATCCAGTTCCTCCACCGTATGGACAAGCGTGGAGCGGTAGACACGGCAACGATCAAAGACCACGGGCATCGTATCGGTAGGCTGGAAACTGCAACCGGTGAACTGAAAACACAGGTTACAAAGTTGGAGGCGAAGCAATGAACAGCATTAGCATCAAGCGGTTGGTGGTCGTTGTGATCGTGGCTTTTACAGCCGCCTTCACTTCCGTATTCGGCGATGGCGTCCGGACATCCGAAGCACACGACATTGCCGAGCTCGGCGCAGTGCTGGCACTCTACGGCAGTAAGGCGGTAGCGGCGGGTGTCTCCGCTGCGGTGTCTAGTGTGCTGGCGTTCCTCACGATGCCGTTCAAGGGTACGAATGCGAACAGCCTGAAGGTGGGCAAATGAACCTGCAAAACTTCCGCATTGAAAAGGAACCAGCACCATCGACTGACTGGCTGGTCTTTGGTGACATCTACAATGAGGCTGGTGACCTTTTAGGTACATTCGGTCAAGATGGAACCAGTGTAAACATTTGGTGGGTTCAGCAAGATGAACTTTTTCAATCACAAATTGTCTCTCAATTTGCTCTGGTAATGGCTCAACAAATTGCTGATGGAGATGCCGAATAATGGCTACCTATTACGTTAGGACTGATGGCAATAACGCAAATGCAGGTACTGGGCCAGCATCAAATCAAGCGTGGCAAACGGTAACTTATGCTCTTGTAAATATGGTATTGACTACCGGCACAAACTATTTATACATTGCTCCCGGAATATATCGAGAAACGCCTACGGTCACTGTTACGCCTTCTAGTACACAAACACTTGTAATACAAGGTGACCCATCCGCTTCAATGTTTACAGGTTTATCAGCCGGTATTGTCAGAATCACAAATTTCACAAGTGACAGTACATTGCCATCGACCGGGGTAGTTTTCACTTGTGCAAAAACTTATGTAACCCTAAAGAATTTATTTTTTAGTATGTATGGTTATGCTTCATTTACATCGGCTACAAATATAGTTTTTGATTCCTGTATTTTTGACAGTTACAGCAATTCGGTTAGTTATCCTGCAAACTTGTTTCTATCAAATTCATCTGCAACCGCAATGAATTCGTCTTTTACTAAATGTGTTTTTGCAGGAAACTATGCCGGTTTGCTTGTTGCAGGTGCGACTACAGGTAGTGCATACGACATTGGTGTAACTGTTCAAGATTGTTGGTTTATCGGCGGTCAGGCAGGTTTTCGCCTTGAAGGTCAAAGCCAAGGAGTCGCAAGCGTTGGAAATGGCGCACAGATTAGTAACTGTTTGTTTACATCTGCTATTGGTGTATCGGTCAGCTCAAGCAATGGAACAAATTTAAGTGCAGTACAGAACTCAGTTTTTTACTTTGCACCATTTGGTGGCGGGCCAGCAATAAGTGCTAACACATCAAGCCGCCTGACAGAAGACTATAATCGTATAAGCCACTATTCAACTAGGACAAACGTAGCAACTGGAACAAATACGATTGTTGGTAGTGCAGCTATGGACTTTGGTTATACGGGTATCACTGGTGCAGGTATGGTTTCTCTTTTTGCACCATATTCGGGTAGCCCGCAGATCGGTGCAGGTATTGCAACAAATGCACCTGTGACTGACTTCTTTGGTAATAACTGGACATCTAATACAGATGTAAGCCTATTTGCTCGTACGTCATTGGCTAGCACATCTTTCTTTACTCCAACAGAGCGGAACGCATCCGCCATCACCATCGCTCCAGCAAGCACATCACAAAGCATCGAACTCTACCTCGGTGCTACAGGTCTCACCTTTGCTACCTCCGGTCTAGCGGCATACTACGTTAGAAATCAAGCCGCTCCGGTGGCTATAACGCTGGTCACGCAGACACCTACAGGCGCGTGGTCTTCTGGTGGCTTTGCTGAGATAAGCTCCTCCCTCGTGCCGGGCGTGTATCGTTTGGATGTGCCTAACGCCGCATTTGCCGCTGGCGCATCTGATGTTACTATCGTGGTGCGTGGTGCTGCTGGCACGAACGGAGCAGTCTTGACCGTTACACTTTCAAGTGGTGGATTGACGGCAGCGCAGACAGCCGCAGCGGTGCTTGATGCAGTTGGTTCCTCTTATGTCACCGCTGGTTCGATTGGTTATTCAATCCAGAACAGCAACGTGGCAAGCATCAGCGGTAGCACGGCGGCAGCCGATGAGCTCGAAGGCGCTTTGCTTCACAACGGAACAGACTACATCAGTGCTGAACTGGTTACCCCGGTAACCTCTGCCGCTCTGGTTCGCATGGGGCCTTTTGAGGTTAGGGCTGACGGCTTGGGCGCTTCTGATCCGCTGGACATCCAGACCGGCGCACAGCACGGAATCGACATTCAGTGTGTAGACAACAATGGCGCCGGAATCGATATCACGAGCGCAACGGTAACGGCTAAGGTCTACAACAGCGGGGCAACCTTGGTAGACACTTACTCTTGTACGGCAACCTATGCAGCTGATGGCAGGGCGCAGTTTACAATCGATACGACCGTAACGAACGTACCGGGTACTTACACGGCAACGATTACACGCACAACGGGTGCAAGCGATACGCAGGTGTTCGGACCTTTGCGCATCTATGTGAGGGACATCTAATGGCACTTATCTTTGATCTAACCGAAGACCCTCAGCAGGTCGTGCAAGTCTCCGCATGGGTCGGTGACTGGCACTCCTACGTTGTCCGCTTGGTGGATGAACTGGGCAGCCCGGTAGACATTACTACCGGCACACTTGGTGCTACCTTCACCAACATCCAGACCGGGGCATCGTACTCTTTTGGCAGTGGTTCGGTGACCTTGACCAAGCAGTACAGCGCACAAGGCATCTTGTCGGTCTTGAACCCGGCGGCTTACCCGACAGCGGCAGACATCAGGCTAACGATATCCTTCACGGTCAGCACCACCGTGCGGCGCTTTGGGCCTCTACAGATTCAGGTGTTGGCACCATGAGTGTAACCGTATCCTTGAAGACTACGTCCCTAGACCGCTACAAGGCGAATCTAGGCAAGATTAATATTGTCGTTGGCGCGATGGCGGCACAGGTAGAAGGTAACGCTAAAACATCTATATTGAAATCATCTGGTAAATACAAAGAGCGTGTCAGTGGTCAAAATAAAAACATTACAACGTGGTCAAGCCCGCCTGGCACTCCACC